TTAGATTCTGATTGGATTTGGAATTCGCCAGTTGTCTATCCGGATGACGGAAATAATTATACTTGGAACGAAAACGAACAACGATGGGATAGTGTATAATTTTAGTTTACTTTTACTGTATTTTATAATATAATATATAATTATGTCTGGAGTATATTATGATTGACTTGAAATCCGTCCATGAAATGTGGGCAAAAGACTGCGTTATCGATTCAAATGAACTCGATAAATCCTCACGAGAACAACCCCTCTTACATGCTAAATATCTTGAGCTTCTTTCAACGTGTAAGCTACAAGCAAAACGTGCTGAGTTTCAACAAAAAACTTTATTGAAACAGAAATGGTTATACTATAATGGTAAGATGGATCATGAAACCTTACAGGAACTTGGTTGGGAAGCTGATCCTTTTAACGGTCTCAAAATACTTAAAGGTGAGCTTGATTATTATTATGATAGCGATCCTGAAATTCAAAAATCTGAAGAAAAAATACAGTACTATAAGACACTTATAGATACATTAACAGACATAATCAACAATCTTAATTGGCGTCATCAGACGATATCTAATATAATTAAATGGAAACAATTCGAGTCAGGTTACTAAATTATGCATTTATGCATGTAGATTGTGACTTAGGCACAGCTCAAGAACTAAATGAATTTTTTAGTTTTTTTGTGCCTGGTTATAAATTCATGCCAGCATTTCGAAATAAGCTTTGGGATGGTAGAATACGTCTTTTTACAATGTCTACTCAAGAGTTGCCGGCTGGATTATTTAACCACTTAGTTAAATTCTGCGAAGCTCGCGAGTATGAACTAGTTGTGGAAGATTCAAAATTCTACGGAAAACCTGATGATTGCAATGCTCTTAATATAAACGTTTTATACGATTATATTACTTCACTAAATCTTCCATTTGAAATAAGAGATTATCAATTTGATGCTGTAGCTACTGGACTGCACCGCAAGCGAGGGATATTATTATCTCCAACAGGATCCGGCAAATCTTTAATTATATATGCTCTTATACAATATTATTTAGATTTTCTATCAAAAAATAAGAAAATATTAATCATTGTGCCAACTACTTCGCTTGTTGAACAAATGCACAATGACTTTGCACAGTATGGAATGAATACTGAAAATGAATGCCATAGAATTTATTCTGGCAAAGATAAAAATACTTCGAAAAATGTTATAATTAGTACCTGGCAATCGATTTATAAATTGCCTAGACAATGGTTTCAGCAATTTGGCATGGTAATTGGCGATGAGTGTCATGGCTTTAAGTCTAAATCACTTATGTCTATTATGAATAAAGCATGCGATGCTGAATACAGATTTGGAACCACTGGTACATTAGATGGAGCTCAAACACATGAACTCGTACTCCAAGGATTATTCGGTAAAATATATCGCGTTACCACAACAAGAACCTTACAAGATAACAATACTCTCGCAAAACTTGACATCAGAAGAGTCGAGCTTTTATACGACGAAAAATTTAGAAAAGCATTTGGCAAACAAACGTATCAACAAGAAATAGATTTTATTGTTACGCATCAAAAGCGAAATCAGTTTATAGCTAATCTTGCAGTAGATCTAAAAGGTAACACACTAGTGTTATTTCAATTTGTAGAAAAGCACGGGAAAGTATTATTTGACATTATAGATAATAAAGTCGATAAAGGTAGAAAGGTATTTTTTGTTTCTGGATCAACCGACACAGAAGATAGAGAAGCCATTAGAGCTATTGTAGAAAAACAAGAAGATGCTATTATAGTTGCATCTTTAGGAACATTTAGTACAGGTATTAATATTAAAAACCTTCACAATATTATATTTGCTTCACCAAGTAAATCGCAAATAAGAGTATTACAAAGTATTGGTAGAGGATTACGAAAAAGTGATGATGGTAGAACTACTAACTTGTATGATATTATAGATAATTTATCATGGCGATCTCGTAAAAACTTCGCGTTTTTGCATTCTATTGAAAGATTAAAAATGTATAAAAAAGAAAATTTTACGTTCAAAACAGTAAAGATAAATTTAAAAAATGACACCTGATATTAAACAACTAAAACTAACTAATAATGATGAAATCATATGTGAAGTTGTACAATACTCTGATGATGAAAGTTCTGAAATTTTAGTTCGTAGATGCATGAGAATTATTGCTGTAGATGATTTTGAAAACAGTGTTAGATATTATACCTTTAAACCTTGGGTAACGTTTCAAGATGATTTAAGTGAGTTATCGGTGCTAAATGGAGTGCATGTTATATCTGAAACCACTCCTTCTCCTACAGTAATGCATCATTACGCTGCCTCTTTAATCGAAACTGACAAAATTAATGTACTCAAGAAAGGTGGAGTAGATATATCAGAACTAGCAGATGATATATCTGAGCTTTCAGAAGAAGAAATGGATGCCTATATTGATGCAAAATTAGAATCTTTGGACGAAAATAATTATGATTCGAATGAAGCAAATGTGATTCAATTTAAACCTAGGACAACAGTACACTAATGGCCTTTTTAATACATCCTCTTCCACCTACACCAGTATATGTTAGAAAAGAATACTTATACGATTTAGAGTCAGGTCATGGCGAGCTTACACCTGGCATATGGGTATCAGCTAAATCAATAACAGGAAAAGCACTTTACTTTGAAACTCTTCTTACAGAATACGGAGCTTTATATGACAAACTTCCTATATCTGCTTTTTTATGGAAAGATGACTACAATCCTAATGATCTACTTCCTCTTGATGTTTTGCAACTTTGGGATTGCTTTGATTATTACTTAACTGTCACGCAAAAACCTCTTTTATCTAATTGTGAATTTTTTGGTAAAGATAGAAAAATGCATACAGGAGAATACGAATTTACTATCGATAATTGCCATCAAGATCATTCTCTTTTAGACACTAATTTTTCTGAACACGATCCGGAGCATAAATCTTTTAACATCATTCGCTTAGATAATGGCCAGTTTGCTGCACAACCAAATAACCGCGTAATTTGGCGAGATAGTAGTTTAATTCCTTCGAAATTAAAAACACCGGACTTTAAAGTTTGTACTCAGAACTATCGTGTAGAAACAGAACCAAAATGGTCTGTTGGACATACAGATGAATGGCAATATAAGACGCTCGAAGAGTAGTATCTCCCTTCCGGAAAAACCTTAATATTATTATACCATATTCTCCGGAAAAGTACACCGTTATTTTTCGCATTAAGAAAAAAAAAATAAGGTGTACAATTACAACAAATTAGTATATAATTATTACATAATGAAAGGAAGCGACATGGCACGAACAAAACGCGCAAGCATACATTACGTAAATAATGCCGAGTTCTCGCAAGCCGTTGTTGACTACGTAACAACTGTACGAGAAGCTAAGGAAAAACAAACAAAACTTCCCATCGTACCAGACTATATTGCTAGCTGTTTCTTACGAATCGCTGAGGGTTTGTCTCACAAATCCAATTTTATTCGCTACACATATCGCGAAGAAATGGTCATGGATGCAGTCGAAAATTGTTTGAAGGCTATTGAGAATTATAATCTTGAAGCAGCAACAAGAACTGGTAAACCAAATGCATTTGCTTATTTTACTCAAATTACTTGGTACGCATTTCTTCGACGTATTGCAAAAGAAAAGAAACAGCAGGATATTAAACTCAAGTATTTAACAAAATCTGGCATTGAAAATTTTGTTGATAATGTGCATGGCGATGACATGTCTCAGCAAGTAGTCGGAGCGTTTGTTGATACACTTCGTGATCGCATTGAAAAAGTAAGATATGTTGATACTGAAGTTAAAGAGTTATATGAAGAAGATAAAAAGAAAAGAAAGCGCAGAGCAAAAGCAGACTCAGATTTATCGGATTTTTTAAAATGAAAGTAGCAGTATTAAATGACACACATTGCGGTATACGTAACTCTTCCGAAATCTTTCTCAACAATGCAGCAAAGTTTTATTCAGAGGTCTTTTTTCCTTACTGTCAAGAAAACGAAATCGAGCAAATCTTACACCTCGGGGATTATTACGACCACAGGAAATTTGTAAACTTTAAAGCGCTCAACCATAATCGTAAATATTTTCTAGATCCTCTTCGTAAGCTTGGCATGAAGATGGATATTATTCCAGGAAATCATGACACATACTACAAAAATACAAACGACCTTAATTCTTTGAAAGAATGTCTAGGTCATTATATGAATGAAATTCATATTATAATGGAACCTAGAGTGATGGAATATGGCTCATTAAAGATTGCGCTTCTCCCTTGGATCAATCCTGAAAATTATGAGTCATCGATGACGTTCATTCGAGATTGTAAAGCTGACTGGCTCGGCGGCCATCTCGAATTGAACGGATTCGAAATGATGCGTGGTATTAAGAATACGCATGGTATGGATCATAAGTCATTCTCTCGATTTGAGATGGTGTTGTCTGGTCATTATCATGCAGCATCACGACAAGACAATGTGTGGTACCTTGGTAGCCAAATGGAATTCTTTTGGTCAGATGCTCATGATCCTAAGTATTTTCATGTCATTGATACTGAAACTCGTGAAATAGAAAAAGTAAGAAATCCTTACACTTTATTTGAAAAAATAGTGTACAATGACGATAAAATGGATTATAATAACTATAATAATATAGAAAATCTTGATCATAAGTTTGTTAAAGTAGTTGTTGTAAATAAATCTGACACATTTACATTTGATAGATTTATTGATAGAATACAGAATCAAAATATACATGAACTAAAAATTGCTGAAAACTTTCAAGAGTTTCTCGGTGAAAATATTGAAGATGAGAAAATTAATTTTGATGATACTCAAGAAATTGTTGACTCTTACATTGATGCAGTTGACACAGACTTAGATAAAGGCAAAATTAAGATTCAAGTACGTGAACTAATGACTGAAGCACAAGCTCTGGAATTTGCATGATTATATTTAAAGCTCTTAGATACAAGAATTTCTTGTCATCTGGAAACACTTTTACTGAAATTCAACTTAATAACGACCACACAACTTTAGTTGTAGGTCATAACGGTGCTGGTAAATCAACTATGCTTGACGCTATTTCGTTTGGTTTGTTTGGTAAAGCACATAGAAATATTAACAAAGCTCAACTTGTAAATTCTATCAATTCAAAATCCTGCTTAGTAGAAGTAGAATTTTCTGTAGGTGGAAATCAATTTAAAGTATGTCGAGGTATTAAACCAAACGTATTTGAGATTTGGAAGAATGGCACGATGATTAACCAATCATCTCATTCGAAAGAATATCAAAAAATTCTCGAACAGAATATCTTAAAGTTGACTCATAAATCTTTTCATCAAGTAGTTGTATTGGGTAGCTCTTCATTTATTCCTTTTATGCAACTTCCTGGCGGTCACCGGCGCGAAGTCATTGAAGATCTTCTTGACATTAACGTATTTTCAAAGATGAACATAATCCTAAAGGAACGAAATGCACAGATAAAAGATAATCTCAAACAAATAGATTATAACATAGATATCGTAAAAACTAAAATTGAATCTCAAAAGAAGTACATTCGCGATATCGCAGCACTAACTGAAGAGAATCGAAAGGATTATGAATCTAGGATACATGCATCGCAGAGTGTCATCGATGAATTACAGGCTGAGAATAGTGAGCTTAGCCTCGGACTCGATGAATCTGTATCAGAAGCCGAACAAAGGTTGGGACTGCTACAGGATAAGAAGCAGAGTCTACTCCTCAGAGGTCAAGATAGGCAATCGACTATCCGCGACCTCCAGAAGCGGATCACCTTTTTCGAAGAGAATGAATCGTGTCCCGTGTGCGACCAAACCATTTCAGACGGCCATAAACATGAGATTTTACTATCAACACAGACAGATAGGGATCGGTGGAAGGCAGAGATTAAAGAAATCGGAACGGAAGGCCAAGGAGTGGAATCGAAGATTAGTGAACAGACTAGCCTACTTTCAACGCTTCGAGATCGGGTACATAAACTCACTGCCAACTCGAAAGAGATTTCAAAATTGCAAGCAACCATATCTGATTATCGGTCGCATATAGAAAAAGAGATCGGCGCGGATCTGACTGAGGCTCGAGCCGATCTCGCTAAATATGAAGATGACAGAAGCGATCAACTCGAAAGTAAGATGAAAATCTCTGAAGAGTTTAATTACAATGCTGTCATCGTAGAAATGCTGAAAGACACCGGAATCAAGACAAAGATTATTAAACAGTATCTTCCTGTTATGAATAAACTTGTCAATCAGTATTTACAAGTACTGGATTTCTTTGTACACTTTCATCTTGACGAATCATTTCAAGAAGTCATTCGTTCAAGACATAGAGATGAGTTTACTTATGATTCATTTAGTGAAGGTGAAAAACAGAGAATTGATTTGGCTCTTCTCTTTACTTGGAGACAGGTAGCAAAAATGAAGAACTCTGTATCAACTAATCTTCTTTTGCTTGATGAAACGTTTGACTCAAGTCTTGATCACGAAGGAGTAGAAAATCTACTGAAGATTCTTTATACCCTTGGTGATGATACAAACGTTTTTGTCATATCTCACAAAGGTGAAATTCTTGATGGCAAATTCAATAATAAACTTGAGTTTGTGAAAGAAAAGAACTTTAGTAAGATGAAAAGTAGTGTACAAGCTAATGAACTTATGGTATAATAATACTAATCTTTTGGAGGTATATAATGGAACTAAATGAAAACACTCTTTCAGTATTGAAGAATTTCTCTTCAATCAACCAAAATCTTCTGGTTCGTCAAGGTAACACTGTACGAACTATGTCAGAAGCTCGTAACGTTATGGCTACTGCGTCACTAGAAACTGAGTTTCCTCAAGACTTTGGAGTCTATGACTTAAATGAATTTATCGGAGTACTTTCTCTAGTAGATGGCCCCCGGCTTTCTTTCGAAGAAGAATGGGTTACTATTGGAGATTCTACTGGTAGATCTAAAGTAAAATACTTTTTTTCTCCAGAAGAAACTTTAACTACTCCAACAAAAAATATTAACATGCCAGATGCTGATGTAAAATTTACGCTTACTGCAGATACTCTTAATAAATTACGCAGAGCAGCATCAACTCTTGGCCACACAGAGGTTTCCATTACTGGAAATAACGGTGTACTTAGTTTGTCAGTCATCGATGGACAAAACTCTACATCAAATGCATTCTCAATTGATATTGATGGAGAATACAATCAAGATGCAAAGTTTAACTTTGTGTTAAATATTAGTAATCTCAAATTGCTTGCCGGCGATTATGAGGTAGAAATTTCTTCAAAGCTTATTTCTAAATTTGCGCATAAAGAGATTAACGTCTCTTATTGGATTGCTTTGGAAAAGACATCAACGTACGGAGTATAATATGTCAGATAAAAAAGACCTTAAAGAAGAACCAGATAAGTTTGATCACTTGATGACACTTGCAAATCAAGTATCACGTTCTACAGTAGCAGTAGTTGATGCTATGACGCAACGTGGTGCATTTAAAGGTGAAGAGCTTTCCACTATTGGAAAACTTCGCGATGACGCAGTTCAGGTTATTCAAGTTGTAGAGAATATTCAACAAGAAAAAGCAATGGAATCTGATTAAAATTTGCACTTCTCCCTTTGATTTTTTTTTATTATGTAAGGTGTAAATATGTCTAATGATTTTCTATGGGTCGAAAAGTATCGTCCTAAAACTATTGCTGAGACTATTCTAACAGATACTCTTAAGCAAACTTTCCAAAAGATAGTAGATACCGGTGAGATGCCAAATATGCTTTTCACCGGTACTGCCGGCACTGGCAAAACTACAGTTGCTAAAGCACTTTGCAATCAAATGAATCTTGATTACATTATGATCAACGGTTCTGAAGATGGCAACATTGATACTCTTCGTGGTAAGATTAAACAATTTGCTTCTACTATATCTTTGCAAGGTGGAGTTAAAGTTGTTATTCTTGATGAGGCTGATTATCTTAATCCTCAGTCAACGCAACCGGCTCTGCGCGGTTTTATAGAAGAATTTTCGAATAACTGCCGATTCATTTTAACTTGTAACTTCAAGAATCGAATCATTGAACCTCTACATTCTCGATGTGGTGTGTATGAGTTTAACACTACAAAGAAAGATATGGCTGTTCTTATGCAGCAAATGTTCGAACGCTCATGTAATCTTCTAGACAGTGAAGGAGTTAAATATGATAAAAAAGATTTATTGCCGATTGTCTCAAAGTTTGCACCAGATTGGCGTAGAGTCCTCAATGAACTTCAAAGACGTGCTGTTGCTGGGGACATGGCTGGGGCTGGGTCTAGCTCTATTGGAGCAATTGATGATCTATTTGTTTATTTGAAATCAAAAGATTTTAAGAAAATGCGATCATGGGTAGTGAACAATATTGATATAGACGCAGCCGCAATTTTTCGTGGTGTATACGATAAGATGTCAGAAAAAGTTGATCCGCAATCAATTCCACAGCTCGTGCTAATTCTTGCTGATTATCAATATAAGCATGCATTTGTGGCTGATCATGAACTTAATGTAGTTGCATGTCTTACGGAGGTTATGGCAAATGTCAAATTCAATTAAACTAAAACTATATACACAACCAAACTGTGACTATTGTGATATTATGAAAATGAAATTGAAAGAATGGAATTACGACTTTGACGTTGTAAACATTAAAGAAAATCCTCAAGCACTTGCTTTTCTTCGTTTAAATAATCACAGAACTGTACCACAATTATATTGGAACAAAACACACTTAAATAAAGTTGAAACCTTAGAGTTTACAAAAGAAATTCTAGAAGAACAATTGGAGTTAGATGATTATGTTGGAGGAGTGGAGAACTTCCGATAGAACTGATAAGACTAGTTTAATACTGACACTTTTAGTTGCTATTATTTCTAGTTTCTTTTTAAGCTTTGATGGTATGGTAATATTATGCCTTACTTTATACATTTCACTTCGTTGGTTGCAAAGACCGTGGACACAATATGATGACAAATCCATTCCAATATTTGAACGCCATAAATACGTCAAAACAAAACATAATGATCGATGATATTACCGAGAAAGACTATAATTCATTTATGGTCAATCGAGGATTATCATATTTCCAAGACACTATCTTATTTGCTAATGAGATGAATAGTAATCCTCATCTTGATAACCGCCTACAATTTGACTTTCTTATAAATATAATACGAAAGCGGAAAAGATTCTCTAAGTGGATGAAACCTGAAACCGCTAGTGACGTGGAAGTAGTTAAGGAATATTATGGCTATAGCAATGAAAAAGCCCGCCAAGCCTTGACCCTTCTTACATCTGAACAGATTAATGATTTAAAGAAGAAGGTTTACAAAGGTGGAAGAAAATAAACTTGTAGAGTGGACTCCAGGATCGATGTTGGAGATTACACTAAATGAACCAGATGATTTCTTAAAGGTTCGCGAAACTCTGACACGTATTGGTGTCGCCTCAAGAAAAGATAATAAGCTATATCAGTCATGCCATATTTTGCACAAGCAAGGCAGATATTTTATTGTGCATTTTAAAGAATTATTTTTGCTTGATGGAAAGAAGTCTAATCTCGAAGAGAATGATATTGCTCGCAGAAATACTATAGCTCAACTCATGAGTGATTGGGGTTTGATTAGTATTGATAGCGGTAAGAAGGTAGAACCTCTCGCTCCGATGAGGCAGATTAAGATCATTCCTTTCAAAGAAAAAAATACTTGGGAACTTTGTCCAAAATATAATATTGGAAATAAGTGAACTTATATAAATAGATTCGGATGCCGCATAGTGCGGGTCCATTACAACCTTGCTTAATTGGAGGCAAATATGACTGGAACATTCGCATACCCGCGAAACGCATTTCTTGGTTTCGACCACATCTTCGATCAACTGGAGAATATTCACCAGCATTCGAAGGATACCTATCCACCACATAATGTCGTAAAAGACGAAGAGATGAAATACACTCTTGAACTAGCAGTGGCTGGATTTAAACGAGAACATATTGATATTGAAGTTAAGGATCATATCCTGACTATCAATGGTAATCGACCACAACGTCGTGAACAAAGTTCGTATGTTCATAAAGGTATTAGTGCTCGTAACTGGAAAAAGTCATTTAGACTGTCCGAATATACGGAAGTAAGTGGCGCCGATCTTGTAGACGGAATCCTGACAGTAAAACTGGAAGTCGTTCTACCCGAAGAGAAGCGGCCTCGTAAAATCACAATCGGTTCATACGAGGAAACAAATGACAACATTAGCTCTGAACTACTCACGGAATCTGCTTGACGCAATTGCAAATTTCTTTTCTTCAATTACTTCAGCAATACAAGTGTCAAGACAAATGGAAGCTAATCTCAAGTTAGCACATATGTTAAAGCATGAATATCCAAACGAAACCTATCAGGGAATCGTGGCTATTCTAAATCAAAAAACTGTAAAGGAGTACTATAAATGATCGCAGTACTCAAAAAAATGTTTAGTATCGATATTGCAAAGGAAAGACCAATGCTTAAATATCGTGAATCAAACTATACACTTGCAGAACTTGAAAGACGCTTGACTGCAGAAGTAAATGGATTCGCAGGTAGATACTAATATGTGGCCATACACTGAAGAAGAAAATGGATTCTTAAACTAATAAATAAAAAGGAGCAACAAAACTTGCTCCTTTTTTTCTATAGTTTTTTGTAAAGGAAATAACATGAATATAGAACAACTTAGAGAACAATTAAAAATAGATGAAGGAGTTAAATATGAAATTTACCTTGA